TCGATGGGCAGGCTGCCGACCGTGCCGTTGGTGATGACCGACACGACCTAGCAGTACGTCTCCTGGTTCCACACCGGGGGCCAGTAGTGCATGAGGCAGTTCGGGGCGCCGGTGGTGAAGCGCGGGATGGAGGGCGATTTCGCCACCGGGAACATGCACTACAAGGCGACCGAGCGGTACGTCGCCCTCGCCGAGGGCCCGCGCTGCGTCTACGGCTCGCTGGGCATCTGACGCGCACTGACAGGCAGGAGCACGGCAGATGACCGTATTCTCGGATGGCACCCAGCTAGGCGGGCAGGATCGCCGCCGGACCGGCAAGGCGCTGAAGCTGCGGAGCGAGATGACCTATCTCGACTTCGTGCCGACGACGCTCGACCGCGACGGCATCTGCGCCGCGCAGCAGACGGCCGGTGCCGGCTCGCTGCTGCTCAACGGCGCGCTCGTGGCGAACGGGTCGGCGACGATCGGAAGCCGGACCGACAACTTCGGCCGCTGCGTCGGCGTCTACTCGGGCGGCGACCTCTCGGCCCGGACCTTCACGGTCAACGGCCTCGACGTCTACGGCGCCCCGATGACCGAGAACATCGCCGGGCCGAACAACACCACGACCGCAGGCGTCAAGGCGTTCTGGCGGGTGACCTCGGTCACCGTGAACGGCGCCGTCGGCACCAACGTCGAGGTGGGCACGATCGACAAGTTCGGCCTGCCGCTGTTCCTGGGCAACCTCTCGCAGGTGGTGCGCGTGGGCTGGGCGGCGACCCTGGCCGACAATGCCGCGACCGTGGCGGTGGGCGTGACCACTTCCCCGGCGACGGCCACGACCGGCGATGTGCGCGGCACGGTGGTGCCGTCCTCGGCGGCGGACAACACCCGCCGGCTGACCATCGTCTGGATCCCCGACCTGACCAACACGCTGACGATGTACGGCGTGCGGCAGTTCAGCGCCTGACCGGAGTAGCGCGGTGTGGCGGTTCCTTCGACGTCCTCGTGGGTTCTCGACACCGATGAGGTGATCAGTGCGGCCATGGATCGGCTCCCCGGTGGGGCCGACCAGGGCTACGACATCGCCAAATGCCGCCGCGCGCTTCAGTTCACCTTCCAGCGGCTGCTCGCGCGCCGGGTCGCCAACTGGAAGGTCACCGAGGGCGTCCTCCCCCTCATCGCCGATCAGGCAGCCTACTCGCTCCCGTCCGACGAGCACGACGTGCTCGAGGTCATGATCCGCGAGACGACCTCGGTCAACGCGACCGACATCCCCGTGAACCGGATGGCGCGGGGCGAGTACGCCGAGATCCCCGACAAGACGACCAAGGGCCGCCCGGTCAACTTCTGGCTCCAGCGCGGGCGGGACAACCGGACGCTCTACTTCTGGCCCACGCCCGACCTGAGCAACCGCTACCAGGTCCGCTATCAGCGCGTGGTGCTGTTCCGCGACGTGGGCACGATGGTCGACAACCTCGACGTGCCCGCGGCCTGGAGCGGCGTCATGGTGGCCGGTTGTGCCTACTTCCTGGCGCTCGAGAAGCCGGAAATCGACATCCCGACCCGGCAGGAGATGGAGCGCCTGTTTAACGACGAGATCGGGCTGCTCGAGGGCGAGGACGCCGACAAGGGCCCGCTCCGCATCTTGCCTGATTTGAGCGCGTACACGGGTGGATACTGGTAATGGGCAACGTCCGCATCGTCACGGCCACGCGCAACTCGCGCATGAACCTGATCCGCGACGCGATCGACGCCGGTTCGGGCGCCGGCACGATCAAGATCTACACCGGGACGCAGCCGGCCAATGCCAACGCGGCCTTGTCCGGCAACACGCTCCTGGCGACGCTCACCTTTTCCGACCCGTGCGCGGCCTCGGCGAGCAGCGGGGTGCTGACCTTCTCGGCCATCACCGAGGACAGCACCGCCGATGCGTCGGGCACGGCGACCTGGGCCAGGATCGCGGACAGCGCCGGCAACACGGTGTTCGATTGCGACGTCGGCATCACCGGCTCCGGGGCCACCCTCATCATCAACAGCGCGGACATCTCGGCGAGCGGCCCGGTCCGCATGACCAGCTTCACCCTTACCGAAGCAGCCTCCTGATGCCGTTCCCCACGCAATCCGGCGCCGAGACGGTCGACCGCATCGCCGCGCAGATCAGCGCCAACTTCCTGGTGGCGAAGACCGCGCTCACGGTGTGGCGCGGCGACGTGGAGCGTGGGCGCGTCTCCGGCTCGGCCAGCCGCGAGGCCTACCTCCAGGTCATCGGGGCGCGGAACTTCGCCGCGGCGCAGGTGGGGCGGAAGCGGCTCAGCCAGGCGTTCGTGCGCAACAACCCGGACCTGCCCGACGACTTCGATTTCCCGACCGCGCTGAACGAGCCCGAGCAGGCGATCCAGGCGTTCGCCGCGTGGTTCCGGGCCAACTGGCCGCAGACCACCAAGGACGGCCACCCGGCCTTCGAGGGCTACAGCGCCGCCACCGGCGACCTGGAAAGCCTCGACGTCCGCGTGCGCGATGCCGCCCGCACGGAGCTTCTGGCCCTCATCGACGCGGTTCTGGCCGCCCTCGGCTAATGGCTATCGGGACGCCGACGCTCCGGTTCGGCGGCACGACGAACACCGCCACCACGCTCGCCAGCTCGTCGTTCACGCCGGCGGTGGATTCGATTGTCTTTGTGGCGATCGGCACCCGCATCGGCGCGTCCACGACAACGGTCGACATCACGGTCAGCGACAACCGCTCCGGCACTTGGGAGCTGATCGGGGCGCAGGTTCCCGCCTCCAACGGCACCAGTTCGCCCAGCACGCGGCTGGCGGTCTTCCGGCGCGTCATCACGGTCAGCCAGTCCCTCGTGATTACCGGCTCGCACAGCGAGAGCGAGCGGATCACCATGCAGGTCTGGGAGGTTGCCGGCGCCTCCAACACGATCAGCAACACCGACACCGACGCCAACAATGCCGGCGACCTCGCCATGGCGATCTCGTCGCCGAACGCGGCGAGCTGCGTCTTCGCCGTAGGCGTGTTCGGCGGCTCGGAATCGCCCGTGGCGCCGTTGGCGACGGAGCTCGCCGAAACCATCGGCACGCCCCAGGCGCTCGTGCTGGAGACCAGCTACAGGCTGACCGGGGCTGGCACCTCGGCGAGCTGGACCACCGGCAACAACCGCTCCGCCTCGCTCATGTTCGAGCTGCCGGTGGCGCCGATCGAGATGGTGGGCGCCGGCAGCATCGGCATCACCGGCGCTGGCGATGTCGTCGAAGGGCAGAGCATCGCTGGCGCTGGCGATGTCGCTGCGGTGCAGGGCTTCGGCATTGTCACCGCCGACGCATCGCTGTTCGGGCTCGGCGTCATCGCGCCGCTCACCGGGGCCGGCGCGCTCGACCGTGGCAACGTCATCGAGAGCGACGGCGCGTTGCCGATGCTCACGGCCTTCGCCACGATCGAGCATATCCCGCCGCCGCCGCCCGACACCTTCACGCTCATCATCTGGTCGCGCTGCGACCGCTGCGGGATGCGAGCCCGGTCCGACGAGTTGGTTCGCGAGCCGGACACCAGTCTATACGTCCACGGTCGCTGCCTGGACGAGATCAGCGCCCGCCGCCGGCCGCGCCGCCCGGCCATGCGGTTCCGCAACCCGCGGCCTGACACGGAGCTGGAGAACAACCGCTGATGGTCGCCTGGACCTACGATCTCTTGGTGACCGACCTCCGCCGGATGTCCGACCGGTGGGAGAACGACACCGACTTCACCGACGCGATGCCCGCGGTGTTCGAGGATGCCGAGCGGCGCATCGTGCGCGAGTGCCCGATCAGCGTGTTCCATGTCGACGAGGCCGGGACCATGGTGGCCGGCACCGCGACCATCCCGCGCCCGCTCGACGTCGTGGCGACCGAATATCTCCGCTACGAGATCGGCGGGCAGTACCGCAGCCTGCGGCTGAAGCCGGCCGCCTGGCTGGACCAGTGGTGGCCGACGCCGAGCACGCAGGGCGAGCCGCGCTACATCGCGCTCTTCGACCGGACCACCTACAAGGTCGCCCCGCCGCCGAACACGTCCTACACCTACGTCCTGGGCTACCGGCGCCATACGGCGTTCCTGGGGCCCGGCACCCAGACCAACGTCCTCACCGAGCAGTACCCCGACCTGCTGCGCGCCGCGCTCTACGCCCGCGCCGCCCTGTTCAAGGTCGAGGAGAACCCGGAGAACGCCGCCGACCTCGGCAAGTTCGAGGCCAACTACCAGACCGTGAAGCAGGCGGTGTTCGGCAACGAGATGCTGGCCGCCAGCACCGTGTTCGAGGCCGGCGCCGTGGAGCGGAGGGCCGCACGATGACGACGACCGCCATGGCGTTCTGGTCCGAGCTGAGCAAGCCGGACGAGGGCAGCGAGACGGACGACTGGGCGCCCGAGGTCATCGCGATCTGGGACGCCTGGGACCGCATGCTGGGCGGCATCGTGGCGATCTCCGTCACCAGTGCGGACGTCACGCTCTCGACCACCCAGGCGCAGTATGGGGCGATCGAGGCGACGGGCTCGCCTGCGGCCGCGCGCAACCTGATCTTCCCGGCGAAGAAC